GTCCGTTATCGACACCGATTATCATAAACTATCAATAGCACTAGCCACAACCAGAAGACCTTCTCCTTCTGTCGGTAGAAATACGTCTATGTTTTTACCTAACATTTGTAAAAAGAATATTTCTTTTGCGGTATTGGGGATTACTAAATAAAAATCCCCCTCTTTTTTATCCACCCGAAACCTAAAATCTAGTGGGGGTAACTCTTCTCTGATCAGAACTCTTGGGGAATGCACCAACAGTCTATCCCTAAACAGCTTCAAAGGTTCTCGTCGTCTAGAAAACATGGTGTTGCATTGTCAAAGTCGTTTTGCAGATACTCAAACTCGTAACGCTCGTGAGCCTGCCGCTGGGTGAGCTTAAACTCTTTTTCTAAAATGGAGATAGTAATCCGCTTGGAGTAGCAGGCGATAGGGGGTCTCCCGTATTGCTCAACGGTTCCGATGAACGCATCTTCTAATCCTGAATATAGGAGTAGGACGCTATCCGCATCCTCCGCTGTATCAGGCGTTTTCTCCGTCTTCTTTTTCTGGTTCGACATCAATTATCTTATTTGGTTTAACCTGTATCGAACCCTTACCTTTGTCGGCTCTGGCGTTGTTTAAGATGCTGATGTCTATCTGCATCTTGCCTGCACCCCCACCGGACTTCGCGTTCAGTCCCATGTTGCGTCTTATTAGTTGATCCAGTTCCGATAGCTCTCTGACACTCTTCGGGCCTCTCAAGTTTTTCATGGAGTCCCGCAGTAGCTTGATCCCTGCCGCCGCTATGTATGACTGATACTTCTCGGCTGGCGAGGACTGCGACTCTGCAATTTCCATCAGGCTTTTGTCCTCTGCCAGTCGTGCCTCATGTTTGGCAATGCTTATGGCTTCGTCTGTTTTGTCCTCAAGATTCTCGTCCAGTGCTGTTTTTAGGGGGTCTGGGTCTGGGGTATTGTCCTCTTCTTTTTTCTTTGGGTTGCTACCATACGAATCATTCTTTGGCTCTATGCCTTCTTTGCGGAGCCATCTACGAAGCGTTGATGTGTGGATACCCAGTTCTTCCGCGATCCTGACCAGCTTGTAGTCTTGGTTATACATTTCCAGCGCACGCTGAAGCCGCTCGGATTTATTCGACTTATTAGACAAAGCACTTAAACTATACTGTTTTTATAATAACTAATCAAGTTGAATGAGTAAGTCACTTCATGTTTATGAGCCACGCATTGATCCGAAGACAAAGAAGATGGATGTTGGTGGTTTATTAATCCCGCCGACGAACACAATCACTGCCCTTCTTTACGGTCTTGCCAACCACGATGCGAACAGGGCTAAGGAGTATTACTTTTGGCGTTTGTGTGACGAGTTGTTTAACCACGATGATTTACCAGAGCCACTGATGGTTAAGCACCCGTGGGCTGAAGAGATGATCCGCGCCGTCATTCGTAACAAGTATGTTGCTATTGGTGGTGCGGCGAACAGTGGCAAATCCCACACAATGGCGGCGTGGGGGATATTGAATTGGCTGGCGGCTCCCCGTGACACGCTGGTTCTCCTCACATCAACCACGTTGCGGGAAGCCCGGAAAAGGATATGGGGTTCCGTGGTGTCCTTGCTGATGGTTATTGAGGGTGCGCCTATCCGAATCCGCGACAGTATCGGTAATGCGGCTTATGAAACAGAGGCGGGAAACCTGATTGAGCGGGCTGGGCTGTCCCTGATCGCCGCAGAGAAATCCAAAACAAAAGAGGCCATCGGTAAGTTCATCGGTCTCAAGCAAAAGCGTCTTATCCTTATAGCGGACGAGCTTTCGGAGGTGTCTCCCGCCATCATTCAGGCATCCCTGTCAAATCTTTCTAAGAACGAGCGGTTTGAATTGGTTGGGCTATCCAACCCCAACAGCCGATTTGATGCGTTTGGTGAGTGGGCGACCCCTGATGGGGGCTGGGAGGCTGTGGACACAAACACCGCGTATGGGTGGAAGACCAAATGGGGCGGGGAGTATGTCCGCTTTGATGGGGAGCGAAGTCCTAATGTGATTGCTGAAGAAACCATTTACCCGTGGTTGCCTACGCTAGAAAAACTTAACGAGGACAAAGCCCTGCTGGGGCAAGAGTCCCGTGGGTATATGCGAATGGTTCGTGCGGTCTTCTTCGACGGGGGTGAGGAGGAGACTATCTACAACGAATCCGAACTGACCCGCAGTGGGGCTATGACAAATGTCGATTGGGAGGGCAAACCCACCCCGATTGCTGGACTTGACCCCGCATTCACAAACTCCGGGGACAGGTGCATCCTTTACACGGGGCTTGTTGGCTATGACAAGACTGGTCAGTTTGTTGTTGAACTGGGTGAGGCTCTTCAGTTGAACGATGATGCCACCAACAAAGCCGTCCCCCGCACTTACCAGATCGTCCGGCAGGTGAAGGAGGCTTGTCAAAAACGTAAGATAACACCGACGAATATCGCGGTGGACGCGACTGGAGCAGGCGCACCATTTTGCGATGTGCTGGCAGGAGAATGGAGTGATGAAATTTTGAGAGTATCTTTCGGAGGGAAGGCATCTGATCGTCGCGTATCGGCAAACAGCAAGTTAGTTGGGTCAGAGCTATACGTCAATCGGGTGTCCGAATTATGGTTTGTTGGAAAAGAACTTTGCAGGACGAAGCAGTTGTTTGGGATTGATGGTGACTTGGCGCAAGAAATGACGGGCAGGCAGTATGAGTTGGTGAAGGGCGGCACACTCCGCATGAAGATTGAATCAAAGCCAGAGTTCAAGGCGCGATATGGTCGCTCACCCGACATGGCTGATGCGGCGTTCCTCTGCTTGGACTTGGCACGCCAGCGGCATGGGCTGGTGGCTGTGGAGCCATTGGAAGGTGGGGAGTCGGGCAAGTTAAGTAGACCCCGCAGGACTATGAAGCACCTCACGAAAGTCCTTTCGGGTCAAAGCCTTGACGGTGTATAGCTCTATTGACTTTTCCAGTAAAAAAAATTAGGTTACCCAAGGCATACCCACCACAAAAAATTGATCTGATATGAAGTATAGTGCGTTAAGCGAGACTGACAAAACGAAGTTCGCCAAAGGGCTGGCAAACAAACTGAAGCTGGCGTTGGAGGGGGGAGGAACAGACGAAAGAACCGTGGCAATGGTGGCGCAATTGGTGCGGGCAATAGGCTCCAGTGAGCTTGTTAACAAGATATCCAGTGCGGAGGACGAAAACGGACAGATTCTGGATGGGGGTTTACGGCAGTGGTTAATAGATGATTATTCGTGGGGTGATAAGGACGACATACTAAATGCTTTTGGGTATGCCGAAGAAGACCTGTGGGGGACATCCTATCAAGAGCTTGAAGCACAAGCAAAAAACGTACCCGTAGGTGATTCTAGTTTTGCCCTTTTTGGCAACCGGGGAAACACCCCGCAAAACATCCCAAGTTTTACGGGTAAATACAATACAGATAGGGATTGGGAGAAGGAGGGAGCGATACCTGATTGGTGGAAACAGGATATGGAGGGGTATGCCCCCCAAGAACCTAAAACCGACCCAGAAAAGGAACCCGGATTCGCTGGGTCTATGCCTTACCCTGAACAGGGCGTTAAACCCGCACCTGCACCCGCACCCGCACCAATAACCCCACCAGTTGTCAAGCCCATAACCGCCGAAGAGAAACTTAAAGAGTTGCATAACTCAATAGCTCAGAAAGAGGCTGAAAGAAAGCTACAAGCATTGGAGGCACAGAAGGATTTGGAGGCACGCCAGATTAAACAGATGGAGGAAGCGAGAAAACGCCGTGTCCTGCTGAAACAGGGTTATGAAGGGGGTGTTGACCAGTATGATTACGATCAGGCAATTTTGAAGGGAACCCGATTAGGGGATACGGATCGTGAAGGAAAGTTCCGGTTACGCACCCCCGAACAGGTGGAAGCCCGTATCAGGGAGGGGCAATACAACATCCGCGCCCCACGGCGCAGGGCTGAAGCCAATGCGAGGTCAACCATTGCTGGGATGAAGCAGTGGGCGCACGACACAGCGGGAGTATCCCCAAAGGAGTTAGAGGTTTTGCGTAAAAAGAGTTTAAGACCTGACCCCGGTGGAGACCCATTCGCGCAAGGCAAGGCTCAGGAGGAGTATAAGGATGCCACCGCTAAAGTAGAGGAAGCACAGGCAACAGCATTGCCGTTGTCGCGTGGCGAGATGACATCGGCAGATGCCATGAAGATGGCGATGACCCCCCGGACACCAGCGTCTACTGCTGATAGTAGGGCGTGGTTCAAAAGACACGCCGCTAATCGCGCACCAGTTTACCGCCCCCCAAACTCCACCGTCTTGACTAAGGAAACATTGAACGACCCCAACATAACGGACGAGCAGAAAGAAGCACTCAGGAAACGCTTGTTGGCTCAATCAGCACGGTAGTAATATGGCTACATTCCCCACCCCCCAAGAGTTTATTGATAAGCTGTTGCAAGGCAAACCCGCAACACAAATCAAAAAGAAGAAGCCCATCGCCAAAGGTTTCAACGAACGCCAACGCATACCCAACAAACCCATCGCACCACTGGGTCAAACCCCCAGCTACAGTTCTTCTATCCCCGTGTCATTCCAAGCACAACTGAGAGACAAGGAAAATGCCTCATTTTTTAATCGCGCACCCAAGCAGTATGCACGCCCCATCGGACAAGACCGCCGTTCTGAGCGGGCGAAGCAGAGTTCTTTGGGGAGTGGTCATATGGGTGCATTTGAAGATACGCGGTCACAATCATTCGGTTCCGGTATGGGTGGAGCCAGACCAGCCAGCAGAGCCGATGCGAAGAAGCTGATGCGAAGGAGAGACACCAAAGCCCGTGTGTCAAGGGCGGCACAACGCAGTGCAGAAGAGACACGGAAATTTTTTGATCGTTAAACACTTTATAGGAAATGGCAGTATTTAAAGGACTCGGCCCCACCCCCGTTTTAGGGGAGCGTTACTCGCTTGACCGACCATCGTCTGGATACAAGAGAGCATCGCGGCGGCTACGGAAGAAGGGGTATACATCACAAGCCGCACAGTTTGCCGCAAATGCGGAACTCATGGCGATGGGCGAACCCAACACAATGCGCCCTGAGCATCGGGCATTGGAGAGGCAGGCTGAACAGGCACTCATTGCAAGGAGATCAAATGCTGGGGGCTTCGACCCCTCCGCTGACATGGCTGATTTGCGTGGTGGCTTCTTCTCCAATCTTGGTGCGGCTTCAATGCCCTCCAGTGAGAAGATGATGTTTGCCAATAGGTATGCCCCGCAGTTCAGTGCGCTAGATAAGGAGCAGAATGCATTTCTCCAGCTACAGGAAGCACAGCGCAAGGCTCGTTTGTCCCAGCAACAGGCACAGATGACACCAATTATTGCGGGGCATATACAGGAGATT